GAGCTTTATGAAAAGTATGAGCGTTCAACAAAGCTCAGAAAGAAAGTAATTCCTGCTATCGATTTGTTTTCTGCGTTCATGGAAGAGCGTAAGAACACTGGTCGTATCTATTTGCAGAATGTTGACCATGCGAATGATCATGGTTCATTCATTAAAGAACTTGCACCAATTCGCCAGTCAAACCTCTGTTCAGAAATTGACTTGCCTACAAAACCATTGAAAGATATTAACGATGAGAATGGAGAGATTTCACTGTGCACACTAGCTGCTATCAACTGGGGCAAAATTCGTGATCCTGCAGATTTTGAACGTCCTTGCACTCTTGCTGTTCGTGCTCTTGATGAGTTACTCGACTATCAGGACTATCCCGTTTTGGCAGCTAGAAATTCCACAATGGCTCGTCGTCCTCTTGGCGTTGGTATTATTAACCTTGCATACTGGCTTGCTCGCAACGACCTTAGCTACCAACATATCGATGCTGATGGGTTGAATAAACTTCATGCGTTTGCTGAAGGTTGGTCTTATTATTTGATTAAGGCATCTATTGATCTTGCGAAAGAAAAGGGTGCGTGTCCGAAAAGTGGAGAAACAAAGTATGGACAGGGTGTTTTCCCGATTGACACATATAAGAGAGATGTTGATGAATTGGCCACGCCTCAGTACCGTTTTTCGTGGGGAGAATTGGCTGCCGATGCGAGAGCCTACGGTATCAGAAACAGTACGCTCATGGCGCTTATGCCATCGGAGACATCAGCTCAGATTAGCAATGCGACGAATGGAATTGAGCCTCCGAGATCGCTCGTATCCGTTAAGCAATCAAAGGATGGAGTCCTTAAACAAGTCGTTCCAGAAGTACGAAAACTTAAGAACAAGTATGACTTACTTTGGGATCAAAAAACACCAGAAGGCTATCTTAAAATCGTGGCTGTCCTTCAAAAGTTTATCGATCAAGGGATCTCAGTCAACACTTCTTACAACCCAAAGTTCTATGAAGAAGAACAAATCCCTATGTCGGAAATGTTAAAGCACTTGCTGATGTTTTATAAGTACGGTGGCAAGCAGCTATATTATTTCAATACCAATGATGGTGCTGGTGAGATTGAATTACCTGCACTTGCTACTGGTGAAGAAGATCAGGAAGATTGTGAGGCATGTAAGATATGAGCGTATTTGATTCAACAAATCGTAAAGACCCAACAAAGGTAAAGGCATTCTTTGATGATCCTGTTACCATTGCACGCTATGACAAGCAGAAGTATCCTTGGATCGAGAAGCTGACAAATCAACAGCTCGGTTTCTTTTGGAGACCCGAGGAAGTGGATATTTTTAAAGATGCAAAAGACTTCAAGGAACTGACGCAACATGAGCAACACATCTTCACGAGCAACCTCAAGCGACAGATCCTACTTGATTCAGTCCAAGGAAGAGCACCAACCACAGCTTTCGGTCCAATTGTCTCCCTCCCTGAGCTCGAAACTTGGATCACTACATGGACTTTCAGTGAAACAATCCACAGTAGATCTTATACACACATTATCAGAAACATATACCCAAATCCCTCTCTTGTCTTTGATCAAATCACCGACATCCAAGAAATCGTTGATTGCGCTAAGGACATCAGCAAGTACTATGATGATCTTATACAATGGAATCAAATAAACGAAGTTGGATTAAAGAACACTGTTGATTATAAACATAAGAAAGCACTCTGGCTTGCTCTTATGTCTGTTAATATTCTTGAAGGCGTTCGTTTCTATGTTTCATTCGCATGTTCATGGGCGTTTGCTGAAGTGAAGAAGATGGAAGGCAATGCAAAGATCATTAAGTTGATTGCGCGTGATGAGAACTTACATCTTGCTGGTACACAACAGCTGCTCAAAGCTCTTATCAAAGAAGATGAGGACTTCGCAAAGATTGCTGAGGAAACAAAAGAAGAATGCGTGAAGTTATTTGTTGATGCAGTCAATCAAGAAAAAGCATGGGCTAGTTATCTGTTTAAAGATGGCTCAATGGTTGGTTTAAATGAAACTTTATTGAGTGACTATATAGAATGGATTGCTAATAAGAGGATGACAGCTGTAGGGTTGTCATCACCTTATAAGGGAGGTAGCAATCCACTTCCATGGACTCAGAAATGGATTAGTGGAAGTGAAGTTCAAGTTGCGCCACAAGAAACTGAAATTACTTCATATGTTATCGGCGGCGTGAAGAAAGATGTAACAACTGATACGTTCAAAGGATTTTCGTTATGAGTGATGACTACAAGCAGGGTTATCGTGATGGGTTTAAGGATGGCATGGAAGCTGCAAAGCAAATAAGTGCACCATATATACTACCGACAACATCACCTTTTCCTCCTTCAATGATTACAACTTGTAATACTTGTGGAATTGAAATGAAGGGTGCATGGGGATATGTTTGTAATCACCCAAAATGTCCAACAAAAGTAACCTGCTAATTACTCATTACCCCCAGTAAAAAGATGTCCAGTTTGCGGAATTGATTACACAACTCCTATGAGTTATCTATGTTATAATCAAAATTGTCCAACATCGAAGGTAGTTTAATAAAATAGGATAAGAAAAAATGAATCAAATTACTTGCGTCAGTTGTGATGCTGAGTATCAAATTTTACATGAAATTGATAATGATCCAATATATTGCCCTTTCTGCGGCGAATTGAACTTGCCAGAAGAAACTGACGAAGAATATGAATACGACGACGAATGAGCTATCTTAATCCTTGGTTGTATGAAGGTAAGATAGTTGACTCTGAGATACTTGATGATTATGTGGGATTTGTTTATTTAATTACTAGCCTCGTCGATAACAAAAAATACATTGGTAAAAAGCTATTAAAGAGATCCAAAACCAGACAGGTTAAGGGAAAGAAGAAACGTAGCTTGGTCGAATCCGATTGGAAAGATTACTACGGATCGAACAAAGAATTACAAGCTGACGTAGCCAAACACGGATCTTTAAACTTCAATAGAGAGATACTTCGACTTTGCAAGTCGAAAGGCGAATGCAATTATTGGGAAGCCAAATACCAATTTTCACTTGACGTTTTGGAAAAAGAAGAGTATTATAATACTTGGATCATGGTGAAAGTGCATCGAAAACATATACCAAAATGAAATACTTTTTCGAAGACCAAATAAAAAATATGAAGATATGTGTTGATCTTGTCAATAACTACGAACAGATCAAGAAAGAGATACTTGCTTTCGTAGCTCAACCAAACGCATTAGTTGATTATCCACAATACAAAATTGGTAATAATCAAAACATGTATGAGAACTACTGGAAAGCTGCGCCTGTTTCTGTTTTCAGAGATGAACATGTAGAACTGATGGGCGATAAAGAAAAACAAACTAGATTAGATACTCTTATACAGTATACAAGAAAAAACTGTCCAACTATTGTTTCTGTTATAAAAGATCTAGAAGAAGAAGGAAATCTTGCGAACAGCTTTATAAGTCGTCTCCTTCCAGGAACTATAATCAATCCGCATGTAGGATGGTCTAATAATTGGCTTAGAGTCCATTTAGGTATTGTTACAGATCCAGAATGTAAAATGACAATCGGAGACGAAACAAAAACTTGGGAAGATGGTAAATTGTTAGCATTTGTTGATGGTTCACAAATGCCTCATAGCGTACGCCACGATGGTACGAAAGAAAGAATAGTTCTTTCTGTTGATTTGAAAAGAGAATATGTTAGAAACATATTGGGAAAATGAAATCTCTATCTATAATATGCGTTTCCATTGCTTTAACAGGATGTGCGCAAGATCTCGAAGCTGCTTCCGTAAAACATAAGTATAATGGAGTTGCCAGCTGGTACTCCAAGGGTAAACGAACTGCAGATGGCAATCGTTTTAACCCAGATGGACTCTCCGTAGCCCATAGAACATTACCATTCGGGACAATGTTGCGCTTGACTAATCCCGAAAATGGTAGTACAATAGATGCTGTTGTCAATGATCGTGGACCATTTGTCCGTGGAAAAGAGATAGATGTCTCTCGAGGTGGAGCGAAAGCTCTCGGATTTTTCCATTCTGGCACAGCCAAATTACTCATAGAGGTATTAGAAAAGGCGAGAAACTAAATACCTTTACGTTTATAAGAGGAAAAGATATGAATAAGATACTTTTAGCTGCAACAGTCGCTATCGGCGCTATTTTGGTGTCAGATATCGCTCATGCTGCGCCGAAGCATCATCATGTGGTAAAACATTATAAACATCACAAGGTGAAGAAACACATCGACAAGGTTAAACCTGTCGCAGCAATCGTTGATCCAGAACATAACGCATATGCACGTTGTGCTTTTTTAGATTTGTTCTGTGCTCCAAAAACAACGCCGAAAGATCCACCCGAAGTGGTAATGGTCATTAAGGAAAAGAAGCAGGAAGTTGTTCCAGCACGTTCGGCTGTTGTCAATTACGATCCATCACCATATACAACTTCAAGCGAAGAATCAGCTGCTGAATTTTTCCGCAAAGATAAAGAACGTATGGCTGGCGTGACTCATGAAGTTATTAATGAAAACAAAGTAGCATTATCAACTGAAGAGAAACGCAAAGTTGTTGCCAAAGGTTGTTCTTGGTTCGCATGTCAAGATGAAGCATCAGCTGTTGTTGCTTCTGCTTCCGATTGGTTAGGCAAAGAAGCAAAGAAAGACAAACAAGCATTAAAGAAATTGTTTAAGATAGAGTGGGATGATCCAATTGACCCACAACATGTTGCTTGGTGTGCTGCTTTTGCGAATGCTATTCTTCGTAGAGAAAATCAACCAACAACACACAGCTTGATGGCTCGTAGCTTCCTCAACTGGGGTAAAGTTACACACGATCCAAAGCAAGGCGACATTGTTGTTCTTGCTCGTGGTCATAGCAAATATGCTGGTCATGTTGGATTCTTTATGGGATATGAATGGTTTGAAGGTGTCAAGTATGTAAAAGTTCTTGGCGGTAATACAGACCACGCAGTTCAGGTTGGCTACTTCCCTGCATCAAAAGTAGTAGGTTACCGTACTTACGTTTAACAAAGCGAGTATTATATTATGGCAGACAAAGATATTGGCAGCGTTCCTTCGCTGGCAGACCATCACTATTTGATGTACTTTAAAGAGTTTGACATTAGCGGAGCAGCTGATGTTATCGAGTTTATCCTTGCTCGCAATCTTATGACGGCTGATCGACCCAAATTCATCAAAGCTTTAATCAACTCTCCAGGCGGTGATGTTGCTGCTGCATTTTCTATTATTGATACAATGAAAGGCAGCAAGATTCCAATCTACACTTATGGGCTTGGTGAAATTGCTTCCTGTGGTTTGTTGATGTTTATTGCTGGCGAAAAAGGTCATCGCTATATAACTCGTAACACCGCTATTCTTTCACATCAATACAGCTGGGGATCGAATGGGAAAGATCACGAACTTCATGCTGCTGTTAAAGAGTTTGATAACACACGTGCACGTATTCTAACTCATTATAAGAAGTGCACTGGCATGAGCGAAAAGAACATTAACAAGTATTTGTTACCATCATCTGATGTTTGGTTGACCGCAAAGGAAGCAGTAAAGTATGGTATCGCAGATGAAATTGTCGATTTCTACTGATAGCGTAAAAGTGTATGATGATGTTTTCACATACACCGAGAGACAATACTTTTACAACTACATAAAAAATTCGCACTTCTTTGCTAACGGTAAAGATTCAAACACGTTAGAACACAAAGGCGATTATAATCTTGTATCTGTTTATAGTATTGATGATGTCATGAAGATGGGATTCCTACAATCGGAATCTATAAAAGGTATTCTTGATGATTTAAAAGGATGGAATATCGCGCAATCAAGAGTTAATCTATCAACATTAAATGACAAGAATCATTTTCATGTTGATTGCGAAGATCCAAAATTAGAATGTCGTACGCTGATATATTATCCTAACATGACATGGGATATTGAGTGGGGTGGTTATACAATAATAACTGATGATTCTAAACGAAATATTGAACACTGTTTGTTTTATGTTCCAGGTAGAATTGCTATAATTGATGGTACAAAACCACACGCTATATGCGCTCCGACTAATTTGGCACCAAGCTATAGATTTACTTTTGTTATTCAGTTTATGAGGGAAAAATGTGGCGATTGATAGCAAAAGCGTTGGGAGAAAAAGCAAGCAAAGATAATAAAGAAGCAGACAGAGTTGCTGCGATAAGATTATCTATTGTTTTGTTTTATATCATAACAAACTTGTTTATTATTGCTGGTGTGTTGAGGCATTGGAATGAATAAGAATAAATATGATTGGGTATTTTTTATGGAGTGGTTCGGAACACTAGTAGTTCTTATTGGTGTTGCAATGACTTCATTTAATATCTATCCAGCAAATCTTTATTTTGGTTTGTTGGGCAACTTCATCTGGACCATTGTTGGATGGAAATGGCGAAAATGGTCTTTACTAGTAATCGAAGCTGCTATTTCAATCTTATACATAGCGGGTATTCTATCGGTCAAATAAAGTGATAAAAACAAAAATAGAACACTTTTATGGTTCACAAGAGAATTATGATTTACAAGTGGTGCGGTTGAAAATTGATACAGAAAACTTAAATGAAAAAGAAGCGTTGGAAAACGGCTGGCTAATTGCGAATGATGATTGGTATGCTTGTCGCAGTGTTCGATTGAATCTTGAAGAATATCTTTCAGCAACAAAAAAGCCAGAGCTTCCTAGCAGCATAGAAGTAAAGTTCCTTTGGCAAACGCAAGTTGATGACCAACTCAAACAGCAGCTGTTACAAATCCGTGATGACTTTTGTAAGATTAAAAACTTTGAATGGGAATACGATCTATTCTCAGATTCTACAAGAGCAAGATGGCTCATAATGTTTGATGGTGGCGTTCCTGTTGCATTTACTAAGATGATTCAGTATGATGGTGGAGTTGAGTCGCAGTTCACAGCTTGGAACTA